ATAAGCGTTTATTGGCGAAAGTGCCGGCACCAGTGGGTTAGGTGCCATACATAGGTCTTCGACCCGCCCTCCGGGGTCCTCGAAAGAGGGGTTGCGAATAGCAGCGCATTCGTGCGGCTTACCGAATAGTACTCTTGGGTTGCTGCTAAAGCCCGTAGAGATCGCCACACCTCGGCGTGGCATGCCGTGAGGCTCACCTAAATCTAACCTTGTTTTTCCTCTCTCTTCTTCAGATTTCAGGTATTCATCCATGGCCACATACAAGCACCGTGACGAAGTGTGTGAGTGTCGCCATTTGTCTTCTAGCCCTAGTCCGTGAACTTGACACGTCAACAAGTCAAATGCCTGGAAGGCACCCACCTAATAGCGCAAGCGGCCAATCGTGATGACGGCTACCTGGTGGTGTATCGATCACGCCCAAACCAATCTCCCAACAAGAATTTGACGAAATGGTTCGGGAGGATGCTTTCAGTTTCGAGGCTCACATGGGTCGCAAGGCGACAGCCCAAGAGCTCGATGAAATGTACGAGCACCTTCTCGAGCAATTCGCTCCCAACCTGCAAGAGCAGAAGATGACGACAAAAGGTCAGGAACACTTGACTCAGAAGCCCCACAAGGCTGATGATCGTGTCGTGGTCGCTCGTCATACTGTGTCAGGCCCCAGTAGTTGGCGCAATGACAGCGGTCAAGTCCCCACCTTCGGCGAGGCTCGGTGGACTATCCCTGCTGACACAAACAAAAAGGTGCAGACTGCGACTGCTGTACCAGCCCTGATTAAGGAACCCGTGCATGTTGACCCAGCGGTCATCACGGCGATGCTTAATGATCAGGTTAACAAGAAGAAGGCTCGTCGTGCTCCGAAAAGGAAGGAGTCTGAGCTGACGGTTCCTCTTCCTAGGTCCAAATCAACAAACACGTCACAGGCCCCGGTTTTCGAGGCTGGTTTCAATCCTGCAGCTCCGGTTTCCGAAGTTGTCATTTCCAATCAAGCTGCTGTATCAGCAGCCACCGCGGTAGCTAGCAATGCAGAGGTCAGCATTCCCCTGCCTCGCAGTCAGGTCACCGCGGCTCTACCACTACCTCGTTCCGCAACCAAGGCTGGGCGAGTTCTCAAGCCCCATGAGCTCAAGAAACAGGGCATCACGAGCCAGGGCTATGGTCTGACGAATGAGGAGATCGCCAGATCTGCTGCGTCCTACGTTCGATTCACCGAGGTGGTTGGTGATGATCAAGTCGAACTGGACACCATCATCGCGGGCGTCAGACGCAGACAGAACTACATCAAGCCCCGCGTGATTCCCACCAAGTCCCACGACGAGAACGCTTTCAGACGTCTGATCACTGTCTACAACAAGAAAAAGCGAGCTCTGCATGCCATGCTGCTGTGGGTTCAGCAGAATGAGCGTGCTAAGGACAAGGAGTGCACCCCGGTTCCTGACAACTACGAAGGTAAAGTTGTTCCAGAGATGAGGCATGCTGCGCGACTCAATCAAATCAACAAAGAGATCCGTGAGCATGAGCAGATGGCACCCGAGATGCCAGAGCGAACCTCGACCAGGACCAAAATCGTCACAAAGCGTGAGAATGCGGAGAAGGAAGCTGCACGCCGACGAGCACAAAAGCGGGAGGCTCGATCCCAATCGAGCACAAACAATGCCATTGTGGCACAGCAGGTCACGTCCAAGACCGAGACCGGACAAATCCTGTCAGAAAAAGAAATCCGGCGTCGTGCTAACGCTGATGCACGCGCTCTAGAGGAAGAAGCAGAGCGCGGAAAGGCTGCCTACCTTAGTGGGAACAGGTTCACCATGAAGGTACCAAAGGCTAGCACCTCAACCAGAGAGTGGGAGAAAATGAGCGACAAGAAGAAACGACACTTCCTCGAAGACTTGTCCGCCCTCCCAGGCACTGCGGCGGCAGTGCTAATCTCTCCTTGGCTCGAGGAGATGGTGAAGCTTGTTCTGGGCTTCATTCTGGGTCCCGTGTTCGGTGTGTACTCATGGGTTGCCGCAGCAGTGCTCTTCGGCATCTTCGAGGTTACCATCAAGATCACCGTCGGTCGCCTCTTCAGCAAGACCTCGATCTGGAAAGCCATCTACGTCGTGGCAGGTCATGCGCTCATCGGAGCTCGCATGCAAAGCACAATCGCCCTGGGGTTCGGCGGACCACGACAAACTCTCCGTGCCGTCGTTTCGGCGTTGGTCGAGTGTATCATGATTCATTTCGTGCATAACCTACTCTGCCACTACACCATGATGCCGTACCTATCGGCCAAAACGGAGAAAAAGACACCTCACTTCAAGATGGAGTTCCCATACTCCGCTCTCTCCCAGTACGGCATCCAGGCCTGTGGGGTGAGAGGCTGTCGCAAGGTCGCCGCAAAGGGTCAAAAGCTCTGCTGCGACCACAACCCCTGCAAGTGCAGTGAGATGACTCTGGATGAGGCTGTCCAGGTCAGGCTGTGCCAAGCGGCAGCAAACAACCAAATCTCGGCAGCAACGGCCGCCTTTGCGGCCGCCACTTCACCGGAGCCACAAATGCCAGTGCCCGCAACCAAGGCGGCAGACGCTGTGCATGCTACCGGCAATCAACACACCGGTGCCGCATGTCTGGCTGCAGCCAAAGCAGTCGAGACGGGCCCGGTCGCACAAAGAAAACCAAACTACTCAGACATCCTCGGCTCATCCACGAGCGGAACGAGCTCTGAGGTCAGCACTGGATCTACCTTGTCCAGTTCGCTAGACATGCCGGCACTCCGCCTCGTCGTCGAAGCAGGAACCAAACCTGTGAGCCTGGTTGACTCAGCAACCCAGTCTTCCGTGGGACCGGAGGACTCTGCGTCCCAGGTCGATGCGAAAACGGAGTTGGATGGCACTACCTTCTGGGAGATCGACACTGGTGTACCCGTTATCAGTCGTCCCGCCAAGTGGAATGGAGTCTACGAATACGACTCCTGGTCTGGCGGTCTTGACGACTATCCCGTCGACTCTCAGTACAACTTCGAGCAGGTGGACGAGAGGAGGTTGAGTGCGCAGTTGCGGGCGACGATCTGTGCGATCACGGACCGCCCCCGCTTTGATGACACACACCTCATCGTCCGCGTGCTCCTCTGGTGTGCGGCGGTGATGTTCGCCATGTTTTGCGCTTCCTCGGCCTCTCGGCCGTGCAACTGGACTGCGCATGATACGTGGTTTGCGGATCTGTGGAACTCGTACCAAGGCCAAAAGCGGAGCGTGCTTGAGGCTGCGAAGTCTGTTCCCCTGATCTCGCTGCTGCTCGACCTCGAGACGAGTGCGAAAGAAAAGCCTCTCACTGGTGTGCTCAGTGATCTTGATGCCATTTTCTCGCACACTTTTGGCGTGTACAGAATGAATGACGGTGTGCACATCGGACCTTCTTGGCTCGATGTTCGCATCCCGAACCATCTCTGCGGGCTACAAAGTCCTGGTACGTGGTACATGGGCGCAGCCAGTGTTCTGTGCCTTGTCCTGTTCTTCACGCTGAAGTCTCGGCGAATGCGTAAGCTGTCCAAACCTTTCCTGTCAAACCAACGACTAGGTGACATCAACGCGAACCAAAATGCCCGAGGTGTGGTGCGGGCGACCTACATCCGAGAAGAGATCGAGGCCACCCCTAGCCTCGGCGTGTCCGGTGTGCTGGCATTCTACGTCCTTGCACCTGTGATCCTACTCGGCTTTGGGTCGTCAGCTTGCTTGTGTGGTATGCTCATTCTGCCAGTCCTGTGTACCTGGTACTCGAGCTACTATCGGCGCCGCACATACGGCTACATCAACCTTCCTCTACTCATCGCACTCCGCGGGGACTTCATTGGTGACCGCGAATCTGTCAAGAAAACAATCACTGCTCTCAAAAACCGGACACAAACTGTCGAGGCCACGCCTGGTCTCAACGACACGACCCTAGCTTGGGCGTTCTGGTTCTACGAGCAGTCCAGTACCTACTTGTCAAACTAGTAGAGGGTCGGAACATCTACACTTACGGTCTCACCGTCTACGACCTGAAACTGGAGATGCCTCCGACAGATGACTCGTTTTTCGTCCGGACCCAGCCGATACGAACCCGAGCAAAGATGCCACATAGGCGCACGGCGCACATTGCCCCGTGTTACAACATGCTACCTCCTTCTTACCTGGTCATGGACATCACCTACCAGGACAATGCTGTTTTCAGCTTGTGGAAGAGAATAGGAACCCAGTTACCTGGTGTGGCTGGAGAAAGAATCCGCAAGTGGGGTTGTGTAACCCGCTTGCCCCTCGGAAACAAACCCGTTGTCCGAGAAGACCGTCATGAGGATTTCCTCTGCTTTGCAGTCGCGCTTAGTAAGATTTTCCCCATCATGACGTCACCCGACTACTCCCTGGAGTCATACGTGGAGAACTCAAACAGAAGCAAGAAGTATGCGGACGCATTGGTTGAAGGTGTTATTTCGAAGAAACACATCGCCGACTTGTTTGCATTTTCCTTCCTCAAATTTGAGTCGTATGATAAGGAGAAGTTCCCTAGAACCATCTGCGCTTTGTCTGATGAGATCAAAGCAACGATGGGCCCGATTTTCCGCCAGTTGGACCACTCGATCTTCCATTCGGAGAAGGTTGGGCGGTTCTTTGTCAAGACGGTGCCTGTCAAAGAGAGAGCCGAGCATATTCGAAACATGTTTGGCTCGAATCAGGTATGTCTGGCGGACTACAGTTCCTTTGAGTGTTGTCATCGTGGAGTGTTCGGCAAGGCAGTGTGGGCCGTGTTCCGACACATGATAGGCGACAGCCTCCCTCAAGGACTGGTCGGCGTTCTACACCATCTATTTTGCGGTACCAAATACTTGAAATTCAAGACGCTCGGCGTCGAGTCTTTCGTAGATGGTACCTTGATGTCCGGCGCTCCGTGGACGTCTTCAGCAAATGCGGTGTTGAATTTCCTCATTCTTTCATACATGAGACTGAGAGCTGCGTATCCCTGTGTCGAACCGGAGCAACTCGTCTTACATTTGGATGAATTTGTAGGGATCGTTGAGGGTGATGATTCCCTCACTCTTGGCGGCGCTTATGACGAGACAATCCTGGCTGAGCTAGGCTTGCCTTGCAAGAGCGAAGTTCACAGCAACTACGCCAGCGCCTCGTTTTGTGGCATTTTGAAGCCGCTTGACGAGGACGCTCTTGTTGCTGATCCTGTCAAGATTCTGTGCAATTTTTTCTGGTTGCCCATGAATATGATAGAGCTAGGCCCGCGCAAACAGTCTGAGTACTTACGCGCCAAAGCTCTCTCATACTACTACCAGTACGCAGACTGTCCGATCGTTGGTCAGATGGCCTACAGCGTGTTGGCTAGAACAAGTGGATACCACGTCAAGAAAGCACACTCGTACGATCTAGGGTACAAGCGGGACATGGTTCTGGAATTAGCCTTGAGTGCCGGCAAGTTTTGGAGTCGTAAGCCTGATGTGCCTCTCGCCGCTCGCAATATCGTCGCCACGTTGTACGGGATTCGCGAGGACGAGCAGATCGAGATCGAGAAAAGCTTCGTGTCCTGGGAGAAAGGCGGGTCGGTGTGGTTACCGCCAATTTTCCAGAAATTTGCGCAAAACACGAAGAAAATGATGGAGGCCACCAGCTGGCCGTTGTTGACCGAGATAGATTCTGCTGGGCTACCAAATATTCGGGGCCTGGCAGGCGTTTGGTACAACCCGTCCACGGGCTTGACTTCAACCAAGCAGCCCAAGCGCAAGATCGGGCCGTGTCCTAATCCGATCAATAAGGACACCACGTACTACCCGGGGCAGTCGGCAAGGCAAGAGTACCTGCTAGATAACCCTGACCTGATCAAGAAAGTCTTTTGACATGTGCCCAATGGGCTTTACCCCTAGCACCAATCGTCGTAAGTGCAATGGGTGTTCACGCGACTCCGCCAAAACAAAACCAACAAAACAAAACTCAAACCCGTGTGCGCAGCACACAAGCCAAGCCGAGGAACCAGTTTGCCAACGCAAGTGCAGGTGGCCCTGACCTGCCCTACAAGAAAGGCCAACTGGTGGTCTGGAAGAAGGAACAAGAAAAGCCAGCAACACAGAGAGGGGTCGTCAATCGAGCAGCCGTGAATGCTCGTGCAATGGCCCTTATCAACTCCATGTCGCTGGCCACGCGAGCCAATCGGCAGATCAGAGCACAACGAGATGCCCGGTTCAATCCTGCCTACCACAAGGCGTGGATCGCAGCTGGCATTCCTCGTGGTGTTCCGAAGCCGCATCCCGTCTACCGCGGCAACGATCGATCTCATCGGTTTGCGTACGTCGACTCCAGCTCCAGCAAATACACCATGACCGTCGGCGCGGGCGAGAAGATCACCATCCTCGCCATGCCCTGGTCCAGGACACAACCCTTTGTTGTCCTCAACAAGACGTCCACGGAGTTTGCACGCTCCTGGTCACGACAAAGCGTCATGAAAGATCAACCTGATGTCGCGAACTTTGTCGACTGGTCTGCCGGCCAGGCCTCGTGGGTCACGAGCTCCGGCATCTCGCTTGTCGAGGATCCGTCGCATCTTTCCGGCTCCAGGTACACTCTGACGCCACCCTCAACCGCCACTTTTCTCCCCGCCATGTCGCAGTTTGTCGGCGGCGTACTCTGCGTGTCGACCGCAGGTGCCCAGAACTGCGCCTACACCACTCATGTCGTGTGCGAGGGAGACAACCCCACTCGCTGGGGAACGATGTGCGAGGCAGTCGACTTCGATACTGCCACAAGCACACCTCTGGGCATCGGTGTCCCGGATGGCCTTCGCGGTCGTGTCCGCGTGCCGTACGGCTCAAACACCAACATCAGCCTCGAGGGCACAGCGATGACATACGGCGTGTCTCGCTTTCACACTGGTGCGAACCCCACGGCCAACACACGTACCATCCTTCCCCTGGTCCCGGAAGATGGTTGGTGCTACCACACGGAAATCGATCCCTCTGTGGCCACCCCGGTCGCTCAATACACCAGCGTCAACAACAACATCCGTCCACTCAACAACCCCATGTTCATGGCTAGCATGGGATTCATGGTGATCCACAACACGCACACAACCGAGCCCATCTCCGTGATGATCCAGACTCGCGCGTGCTTTTCTGTGGTGCTGCCTCAGGGCGGCGACGGCACTGGTACTCCTGGCCTGCTCGCGATCATGCGTCAAAAAGCACCTGTGCTCGACACGCATACTCCGACTCCCACCCCAGGCGAGAAGCACTTCCACACAACCGCCGACAAGACGAACGCCGGTAACCCATCCCCACCGGGCCCGGGCGTCGACTTCGGCACGGACTCTGCCCACCAGCCAAACACCACGCTCAGCCATGAAGCGTCTGCACCCACTTCTCTTGGCGACGCTGTCAAGAGTGGTGCGGAACAGGGCGCGGGTTTCCTCGGCATGCAGTACATCGCGAAGAAGGCGATGGAACGTGCGCGAGGCTGGGTGGCAGGCACTGCTTCCAAACTCGAGGCAGTGGCCGCGCGCAACGCAGCGGCAATCGAGACGGACTTGGTAGCGGGCGCAGAAGCTGCCCTCCCGCGTCTCCTCTCTTTCCTCTAAGGTTGCGAAATCCACGCGTAATAGGTGACGAAACCTTCGTCTCAAAAGCCCCTG